AGGACGCTTACGGTGTTCGTCCCCGCGGTGTTGACACCTCTGCGTGGACCCTTGCGGACTTTGATGCTGAGTTCCAGTTGCTCGGTGAAATCATCAAGCAAGAGGACATTGCCCGTAAAGCGGCCGAAACTGAGGCTATTGAAAAGTTTGAGCAACATATTATCAATACAATTTGCATGGGTGCCCGTAATCGTGAGACAGCATTGCGCTGGATCATGGATGCTAGCAATGCCAATGGCGATTGGGAATATCTGTGCTATGATTTGGGCTTGCCCTATCAGTATTTTCGTAAGGTCGCTTAAGGCCTGAGGTTGACATTAAATGGTTTTGGGTATATAATACAATCTTAGACAGTTAATTAAAGGACTACACAATGGCTAAAAAAATCTCTATCAAAGTGTTCGGTGACCCGGGTCATGCTTGGGCCCGTTTCCCTAAAGCTAAGTTGGTCCAACTTGGTATCGCAGATAAAATCTCTACATACAGCTACCAAAATGGTGCTAATGCTTTCTTGGAAGAAGACTGCGACCTGTCAGTACTAGTGGTCGCTTTGCGTGACCGTGGATATGAGATTAAATTTAACGAAAGCCACGCTAATAAGCAAAGCAAAATCCGCAATTACGCTACATACCGGGCTTGACATTAAATGGTTTTGGGTATATAATAGAGTCTTATTCAGTCAACAACAGGAGTTTTATATGGGCTACAAAGTTATCGCAGACAAACATCAAATGGATGAGATGCGTACCAAGTACGGCCCGCGTAAAGGGCTAGAAGGTCCTTTCAATTTCTCCGGACGTGTCCTCTATTACGATACCAAGGAAGGTCAGTACTATGACCCTACTACGGATTTCTATGTTGAGCAGGCTGATATGGACCTGATCCATCAGCGTATTGTTAACATTTTGAAAGCATAATATGTTTTGGGCTATAGTTTTAATCGGTGCAGGATTGTCATCTACTAGCATCACTTATGTGGGCCAGTTTGAGCAACAGGAAACTTGTGCTAAAGCGGCACAAGAATTCAAGGCTCAGGGTATGAAAGCCGCTTGTGTGCAGGTCAAAAAATAAGTTGACATTAAATGGGTTTTCGTGTATCATAACGTCTTAATCACTTAATAAAGGGTTTTATCTATGTCAACAATTCGCATTCTCTCAGGTTCTTATCGTAATCAACCTGTAATTGATGAAGTGTTTACACTAGTCAAAGGGTTTCAAACAGGTAAAAAAGGTAGCTATGTTACTGTGAAAAACGAAGGTCAATTCAGTATTGCTATTGATGAAGTCAAGGTAAAAGTAGATTCTATTGAGGATATTCAATTTATGAACGGAGAACAAGTGCCAGCTAATGTAGTAGAATTTAAAACAAAGACAGAAGTGTCCAAGGAGACTGAGGAAGAGGCAATGAATCGTATTGCTGAACGTTTCGGCATTCTTGATGAAATGTCCCGCGCATGTATCAGTGGTGATATCCGTGCAATGATTGTTGCAGGTCCTCCAGGAGTTGGTAAGAGTCACGGTGTTGAAACACAAATGGAAAAAGCTAGCATGTTTGATAAGATTGCTGGCAAGAAAATTCGTTTCAACGTTATCAAAGGTGCAATGACTGCACTAGGATTGTATACACAATTGTACAAATATTCCGACAACAAAAACGTACTAATTTTTGATGACTGTGATAGCGTGTTCGCCGATGAATTGGCATTGAACATTCTGAAAGCAGCATTGGATTCAGGTAAGACTCGCAAGATTTGCTGGAATAGTGATAGTCGTTTGCTACGTGAAGAAGGTATTCCAAATGAATTCAAATTCAATGGTAGTGCTATCTTTATCACTAACTTGAAGTTTGACAATATCAAAAGCAAAAAGTTGCAGGATCACTTGGAAGCATTACAAAGTCGTTGTCACTTTCTGGACCTGACTATCAATAGTGAGCGTGACAAAATGTTGCGTATCAAACAGGTCCATCGTGATGCTGACGGCGGTGTGTTTAAAGATTATGGTTTTGAACAACATCAAGAAACTGAAATTCTTGATTTCATGTGGGAAAATCACGGCAAGTTGCGTGAACTGAGTTTGCGTATGTGCTTGAAGATTGCCGATCTAGTTAAGATCAGCCCAACAAACTGGAAAAATCTTGCACGTACAACTTGCATGAAAAATGCTTAATTGAATCAGCAAGTTTATAGGGGAACTTAGGTTCCCCTTTTTTTGCCTTTATGTTTGCAATTGCTAATTAGTTTATGTTATACTAAGTACTAACTATGAAACAATGTAAAATAATCGTCAGGGATGAAGTCAATGTAAAGATTGAAGGCTTAGAACTAACCGAGCGTAAAGCACTGGTTAAGATGTTTGAGTACGAAGTGCCCGGTGCAAGGTATCTTCCCGCGGTCCGTCTAGGTAGATGGAATGGCAAGGTAAGTTTCTTTAGTCTCGGTGGTAGTAGCTATGTCAATCTACTACCCGAAATACTACCCTTCATTGATAGCAGAGACTATGATATTGAACTAGAGGATTTGCGTACATATAGTACAACATTCAATTTTAGTGAAGTGTCCGAGGATACGTTTAAACATAAAAACTGGCCTGTAGGTCATCCTATCGCAGGTCAACCAGTTGTATTGCGTGACTATCAAATATCAATCATTAATGAGTTTCTAAAGAACCCACAATCACTACAAGAGATTGCGACAGGCGCTGGCAAGACATTAATCACCGCAGCATTGAGTTGGTCTATTGAAAGTTACGGACGCAGTATTGTTATCGTCCCCAACAAAAGTCTTGTAACACAAACAGAAGCAGATTATATTAATCTAGGGTTAGATGTTGGTGTGTACTTTGGTGATAGAAAAGAATATAATAAGACACACACAATCTGTACTTGGCAAAGTCTTAACAATATGCTTAAGAAAACAAAAGCAGGAGAAGCAGAAGTTGAGATAGGTGACTTCTTGGAAGGTGTAGTTTGTGTCATGGTGGACGAGGTTCATATGGCCAAAGCTGATGCACTAAAAGAATTGCTCACTGGTGTAATGAGCAACATCCCAATTCGTTGGGGATTGACTGGTACTATTCCTAAAGAAAAATTTGCAAGTCAAGCTATCTTTATCAGTTTAGGTAATGTTATTAATAAACTATCAGCTAGTGAATTGCAGGATAGGGGTGTACTATCACAATGCCATGTTAACATCGTACAACTACAAGATGGTGTTGAGTTTAGTAACTACCAAAGTGAGTTGAAATACTTACTTGAAGATGATAAACGATTAAATAAAATTACTCAACTAGTTGATACAATTAAGAATAGTGGTAATACATTGATATTAGTTGATAGAGTAGCAGCGGGCAAAGAATTACATAATATGTTAGGTGAACTATTACGTAATTTCAAAACAGAATATGATGTTGTATTTGTATCAGGTAACACTGGTATGGACGAGCGACAAGAACAATATGATGAAGTTGCAACCGCAACTAACAAAATCATTATCGCTACATATGGTGTAGCAGCAGTTGGTATTAACATTCCCCGAATCTTTAATCTTGTTCTTATTGAACCGGGTAAGAGTTTTGTTCGGGTAATTCAAAGTATCGGTCGTGGTATTCGTAAAGCAGAGGACAAAAACTTTGTTCAGATTTGGGACATCACAAGTAATTGTAAGTTTGCAAAACGGCATCTTACACAACGGAAAGCATTCTATAAAGAAGCTAACTACCCGTTTGACGTAGAAAAACTAACATATAAATGATACAATAACACTATGAGAATTTTGACCCTAGATAACGAATACTATAACTTAGAGACATTGCCAGAGGAGATAGATGATTTACGATTTGCGATACTAGATAACAGTAACCCAAGTAATGTAGATTATCATTATATACCATTAATCTTTTTAGAAAGTTTTAATGCCCCTGCACTTGTATTGAAGATTGGTAAGCATACAATTAAGATGCCAGTAGATTGGCAAATATTGATTGGTGAAAAAGAACATGGTGATTTAGAAACATTGCCCTTAACAAGTATCAATGATAGAGGGTTTAATGCGTTTGAATTTAATCCATTAACTAGTTTTAGTCCTACATTCTTACCTATTGAGATTGTAGATATCTATCACGATGTAACATGGTATGCCCCACGATTAAAGAACGGACAATTCTTATGTGTGCCATTGAATGATGGACCTAAACCCGAGTGTGTATATTTTGTAAAAGAGATTAGTCGTAATTGTGAGATAATAGATTATAGTCAGGCATTCTAATGGCAACGAGAAAAGCAATAGTTCCAGTTGATGAAAAATTTGACAAACAAGATTTAGACTTGTTTGAGGTCCTTGCCGCATTAGATAAAAAAGATTATGATTTCTTTGATAGACTAAGCCCTGAACAACAAAAGAAGTTTGTCCCGTTTACAATGATTCAATGGCTTAGTGCTATTAAAGGTAGTGAAGGACTGAGCAGATATTATGTAATGAGTACGGCAGAGTATGCGAACAAGTATCTATTCAATGAGAACATTCAGAAGCATCCTAAACTACAATGGTTAATGATGTGTGCTAGTAGCCCGGGAGTTGGTAAACAATTTCATCAGTGGATACCCAACATCAGTCCCAAAGTAAGCAAGTTACAAGCACCTGCTAAACTAAAAGATATCAAAGAGTATTACAAGAAGATATATCCTAGAGCGGATAGTACTGACATTGACGCAGTAAGCGAAGCGTTTGTGGCTGGGCAGAAGCGCAAACTTAAATTAGCAGAATTGTTTCCCAACATGAAACACACGGACATTGAGACATTAAATGAAACTATTACTGAAGACCAACTTAAGCAATATGAAAGAGACCTCGGCAACTAAGAAGCCAGTGACTTATGGCTGTGAATTTTGCAAGAGAGAATTCTTGCGTGAATCAACCACGCTTAGACATGTATGTGAGCAAAAGCGTAGATGGTTAGATAAAGACAATCACGGTAATAGAATTGCTTTTCAATGTTGGTTAGAGTTTTATAAAAAGAATACTTCAAAAAGGAAGAATCTTACACAAGAAGAATTCATTAATAATCCATACTATACTGCGTTTGTTAAGTTTGGTAATTATTGTGTAAGTGTCCATGCGATAAATATTCCAAGATTTACTGATTGGTTATTAAAGAATCAAGTTAAGATTGACAATTGGTGTAGTGATAGCACGTATACTAAATATCTGATTGAATTTTTGCGACATGAAGATCCATTTGATGCCATTCATCGTAGTATTGAAAAGTGTATTGAGATGGCAGTTGATGCAAATATACAACCGCATGATATGTTAAGATATGGTAATGCTAACAAGATTTGTTATGCGATAACAACGGGTAAGATTAGTCCATGGTTGTTGTATCAAAGCGACAGCGGCACCCAATTCTTAGATGGATTAAATGAAGGTCATGTTAAAATGATCATTGATTATATAAACCCAGAACAGTGGGCGATAAGGTTTAAAAGAGATGCAGAACTTGCGAAACAAATTAAAGACACCCTCAGAACAGCAGGGTATTAGGGTTCGCATACCTTGGATGAAGGGTGATACAGTTAGTGATTGGGATGAAACTTGTATTTGGGCATTAGAACAATTTGATTTGCCGGGTGAAAAGTTTTACACGCACATGACAGAAGATTACATGGATTTTATATTTAAAGATGAGAAAGATGCGATACATTTTAGTTTAAGATGGTTATGACGGCAAGACATTGGAAAGATATTCGTCCTGGTTGGTATGAAATAGTCATTCAATTGGATGAAGCAAATCCACAGGCTCATAAAATAGAAGTAATTGAATGGGTAGAAAAAACTATTGAGATGCCAGATAGGCATTGTGTATATACTTGGACAGATGAAATAGTTAAGATTAAGTTTAGATACCAGCGTGATTTTATTATGGCGAGGTTACGATGGTAGATGAAACATATATAACTAGATTGTACGGTGCAGATTATGTGTTGATTTTAGCCTGGCTTCAAAAACATATAGGTAAAATGACAAATGCCAAACCAATAATTTATTGGGAAGGCACTACTTGGTATATGAAATTAGTACAAGGCAAAATGGGTGACTCGTATTGCGAAGTTCATTTCACTAATAAAAAACATTTAAAACTATTTGAAAAAGAGTGGGTTGAATGATAAAGAAACGTGCCATGTCTGACTCTAAATGGATATCCGACATGGCAATGCAATGGATAGATGAAATCAACGTGAAACGCCTTGAAACTGGTTATGCTGACAATCAACCTAAATGGCCATACTGGGTGCGTCCACATAACTACGATGAAAAAGAGTGGTATGACATGGACAAATGGCTGATAAACATAATGGGATCTAGTAATTGGCATAAAGAAAACGCACCTTGGGTAGGCAGTAATCGTAAGTATTGGTTCCGTAATGAAGCTGATAGAACCTTTTTCATATTGAGATGGTCATGAATAGCAAGCAGCGTAGAAAAGAAAAACGTGATATTGACAAGAATTATTACAAGGTACATCTTACAGTACGCCCAGGAATGAATTGGGCTGATTGGAGTGATCAAGTTGCAGAAATGGTTAGGTGGGTTACGAAATATACTAGGTGTGATTGTTTTTTGTTAAAAAATGAGTGGGCTGGTAGTACATTCTATTTCTCGGACGTAAAAGATGCCACACATTTTACATTGAGATGGACATGAGTAAATTTACACACAAAACAGAACGCTATTTCGGTAGCAAAGTTAATATACATACTATCTCTTGGAAGAATCAAGAAGAAGTTGATCCTAAAGAAATCAAGAAATGGTGTAAAAAGAACTATGGCAATCCTGGGTATGATGATGAAACTGGAAGCAATCGTTGGGTAGATAATATTAAGCAAAGTGAGATAATGCTTACCCGTGATGAAGATTTAACATTGTTTTTATTGCGCTGGGAATGAAAGCTGTAACCATCTACGGCAAAAGTGCGAATGAAGTAATAGAAATAGTACATCAAATGCAAGCACACGGCTGGACTGATGGAGTAGATTTTGATTGGGCATATCATCGTTCTTCTACATATGATACAAGAGATCGCCGAGCAGTGTTTAATTTTTACAAAGAAGAATACAGTACTTACTTTGCGTTGAGGTGGGTATGACCAATATATCAAAATCATTTCAAGATTATGATGATGATGATCCAGCATTACATCAACGAAAGAATCGTTGGAAGTATTGGGAAGCATTGAAAAAAGTTCGTGTAGAGTACATGGAAAACAAAACTAATTTTGACGCATATGATTTTGAAGATTACCTTGAAAAGAAATACGGTGTAAAAATGAATATAGTAAACGGTAATATCACCGACGGATACAAAGTAGTAGATGAAAAACTCTATTTGATATTCTTATTGAAATGGGGATGATATGGCATATATGAGACCCGGGGCACTTGTACATAAATTTAGTACTGTCAATATACAGTTATGCAGAGATAGCAAACATAAAAATGGCAATATAACAGTCTACAACAGAGATTGTAGATATCACAAAGAAGATCCGTCTATCATTGTAAAATGGATGAGAAGAAATTTTGGGCATAGACACCAAGGTTGGGACTTCTCTTTAATTGACGGATGTGTTACAATAGAGTTGTGGGACGATAAGTTTATAACAATGTATGAAATGTGGCAGATGTAATGGCAAATGATATAATGATTGACCTAGAGACACTGGACACAAGTCCATATTGTGTTATACTAACTATAGGAGCTGTGCGGTTTGATCCTAAAGGTAATGGTGTAGTAGAACGATTAGAATTGCGTCCTACGATTGAAGAACAGACTGAACAATACAATAGGATAATTGATGACAGCACAATTGAATGGTGGTCAAGACAAAACCCTGCAGCACTTGAAGAAGCGATGGGAGATCAGGGACGTATTTCATTTAGTGAATGTATGGAAGCCCTTTATAAGTTTTGTTGGAATCGTAGGGCTGTGTGGTCTAATGGGGCTGCATTTGATATCGTTGCTTGCGAGACCGCATGGAGGCAACTTGGAGTGCGAATACCGTGGCCATTCTATACCGTACGAGACACTAGAACGTTGTATGAAATTACAGGAGTCAGCCTCAAAGACGGCGGTCACTCTACAACCCACAAAGCGGTAGAAGATGCCGAAAGACAAGCTATTGTCGTGCAAAAAGCGTATAGTAAGCTAATTAAAGCAGGCGTAACCCCACCATGAGAATAGATAGTGATATTGACATTGACTTTGGTTCAAGAGATAGACTGCTTGAACTAATTAAACATACCAATGCGGCAATGCGTAATGTCAATCCTATTCGTAAACATGCTACTGGTGTATATGTTACACCTATTCCCTATGACCCGATACATGACATAGCAAGCATTGATTATACAGTAGCAGAAAAGCGTGGTTACTTTAAACTAGACTTATTGAATGTTCATGTCTATGAAAATGTCAAGGATGAACAACATCTTAATGAGTTGATGGTTGAGCCTGATTGGAGTAAACTGAAGGATAAGAGTTTTGTTGAGAAACTAATTCACTTGAATAATCAGTACTACAATTTAGAAAAGATGCCAGAACCCATAGATAGCATCCCAAGATTAGCTATGTTTCTTGCAGTTATTCGTCCCGGTAAAAAACATTTGATCGGGAAGTCTTGGAGTGAGATTAGCAAAACAGTGTGGGATAAAGGAACTGACGGGTATATATTTAAGAAAGCACATGCGATTGCGTATGCTCAATTAGTTGTGGTTCACATGAACTTGTTAGGGAAGTCGCTTGACGAGGGTGATGCTACGGCGTTTACTTCTGCGTTTTCCTAATTCAGCCATACTACAAGTTGGACCATGAACCACTATTAGACTTTTGTTAGTGAAAGTCCTAAGATAGGGTTTAAAGGGAATCCAATCTTCTTTTAAAAACAAATTAATGGGGATTAATCTATTGGATTCCCACCACCAAACTTCTCCGAGTTCTAGGAACTTTTCTTTTATCATAGCATCGGTTATAGCACCGTAATCATATATAGTGGTAACCATCTCATCACGGTTTTGAACAATTCCAACGTAATCTTGGTTGGCATATGAACATACTGTAATGAACGGGTGATTTTCTGTCAATCGTTTAAAGAATTCGTTTTGTATCATTATTTTAGTTAACAGTTTATTTATCGGGTAACCAAAGTTAATTAAATTAAAATATATAGACTAAATACGTTATAGGAGCCTACATTTGTGTATTCAACATCAGTTTTTTATTACGTTCAGCGCAACATTGTTGTGTTATTGTCAGGCTATTCACCGAGGAGATATATGCCAGTTTATGCCAAGCCCCTAACCCTGCACAAGGGAGTGGATAATCAAATCCAGTTTCAATTCCTGAATCAGGAGCAAAAACCCATAGATATTACAGGCAAAAGCATAACTTGCCGTATATTAAACTACACAGGTAATGAAATCTTAATACAGAAAGCATTAACCTTGCAATTTGCTGCCACTGGAATTTGTGCATTATATTTAAATGCCGCGGACCTTGAGAATATTGAGCCTCAAAAATGCTATTATACATTAGAAATCCCGGTCAATGACTTTGACTTTCCTGTATTTGTAGATCAGAATGCCGGTGCTCGTGGTGTAATGAACATCGTTAATAGTGTATTGCCTAACTTTGTTCCATCATACAATATTACTATCCCAACTGGCCAAGCATTCCCTAACAGTCCTAACGCTAATGGAAGTAGTTTGACATATACTACCAGCGTATTGAGCACCAATAACAATCCAATACTAACTATCCAAACTGAATATATTGAATTCTATGGAAACACTACAATTCAGGGTAGCAGTATAGTAGACAATGATTGGTATGATATTGTAACTACTGATGAAGTATCTAATGTTACACAAACGGTTGGGTATGTAATAGAAGGATTCCATCCTTATGTACGTATGCAATTCACTAGCAATGCGGGCGCAGTAACAAATATATTATCCAGATAATTTGCTTTAACATTATGATTGTGTTACAATCAATAGATGTTTGATATCCTGTCTGTATTACCCGGTAAAAAGAAACAAACAAGTTCCGGTTGGACTAGCTTTAACGCTATCTGTTGTACCCACTTTGGTCACAGACAAGACAAACGTATGCGAGGTGGCATCAAGTTTGATGGTAACAATTGGTCAATGCATTGTTTCAATTGCGGGTTCAAATGCAACTTTGTATTAGGTCGTTCTATCAGCACTAAAACTCGCAATCTATTAGTTTGGTGTGGTATTGATGACCAACAAGTTAAGCGTTGGAGTTTAGAAAGTTTACAACAAAAAGATTTAATAGACTTTACTCAACCAAAAAAACAAAAGATAAAAATCAAATTCAATGAACACAAACTCCCAGAGGGTGAGATTGTAGATAGTAATAACCCATTGCACAAAGTATACGCAGAATATCTGCAAAGTAGGAAGATAGATAGTAATAGTTATCCGTTCTTAATAACCCCAAATGAACCGGGTAGGATGAGTAACAGGGTGATTGTACCCTATACATATAAGAACAAGATTGTAGGACATACAAGTAGGTTTTTAGACAACAAAATTCCAAAGTACATCAATGAACAACAACCGGGGTACGTTTTCAACGTTGACATGCAGAAACCAGAATGGGGTGTATGTATTGTAACTGAAGGTATATTTGATGCATTAAGTATTGATGGGGTAGCACTAATGCATAACGACATTAATAGTGATCAGGCATTGCTTCTTAGTACATTAAACAAACAACTTATACTAGTTCCAGATAGGGACAAGACAGGATTAGCATTATGTGATAAAGCATTGGAATTAGGATATAGTGTTAGCTTACCTAATTGGGATGTTGATGTAAAAGATGTAAATGATGCAGTAGTTAAATATGGTAAACTACCTACCTTGTTAAGTATATTACGTAGTGCAACAAATAGTAAAATCAAAATAGAAATGCAGAGGAAGAAAATTGGCAAAGCAGGAAACTAAAAAACAATTAGAATATACAACCGATGTTCAGAAACTATTTCTGAGGATGATGGTTACAAATGCGGAGTTGTATACCCGTGTTATGAATATTATGAATAGCGAGAACTTTGACCGTTCTCTTAGACCAGTGGCTGAGTTGTTCAAGTCACATACAGACAAATATAGAGTATTACCTGACACAACACAAATTAAAGCAACAACTGGTATTGATATTGATCCTATCCCAGAATTGAATGATGGGCATTATGAATGGTTCTTTGATGAATTTGAATCGTTTACTAAGCGACAAGAACTAGAACGGGCTATTCTTAAAGCGGCAGATTTATTAGAAAAGGGCGAGTTTGAACCTGTCGAGAAACTAATCAAAGATGCGGTACAGATTAGTTTACAAAAAGACATGGGGACAGATTACTTTGCTGATCCTAAAGGTCGTATCAACAAATACTTTAACAGTGGTGGACAAGTATCGACAGGCTGGCCACAGATGGATCGTATTCTATATGGTGGCATGAGTAGAGGTGAGTTGAACATCTTTGCAGGCGGGTCAGGTTCAGGTAAATCATTAGTGATGATGAACATTGCATTAAGTTGGTTGCAAGCAGGTATGAGTGGAGTGTATGTCACATTAGAATTGAGTGAAGAATTAACATCATTAAGAACAGATGCAATGTTAACCATGATGGGAACAAAAGCAATTCGCAAAGATATTGACACAACAGAACTACGTGTTAAGATGGCAGGAAAGAAGTCTGGTAAGTATCGTGTTAAGAATCTACCTGCACAAAGTAATGTCAATGATATTCGTGCTTATTTGAAAGAGGTACAGATTCAGACTGGCATTAAGATTGACTTTGTAATGGTAGATTACTTAGATTTAGTTATGCCAGTGTCTGTTAAAGTCAATCCAAACGATCAGTTTATCAAAGACAAGTATGTTGCTGAAGAATTGCGTAATCTTGCAAAGGAACTTGGGATATTGTTAGTAACTGCAAGTCAGTTAAATCGTAGTGCAGTTGATGAGATTGAATTTGATCACAGTCATATTGCAGGTGGTATTAGTAAGATTAATACAGCAGATAATGTGTTTGGTATTTTCACAAGTCGCAGTATGCGTGAGCGAGGGAAGTATCAGATACAATGTATGAAAAGTCGTAGTTCAACGGGTGTGGGCATGAAGATTGACTTAGAATATGATGTTGAGACTATGCGTATTAGTGATTTGGGAGGTGACGGTGAACAAAGTTATACTCCTAAACCAAGTGCAAATGACATTATGAGTACATTAAAACCCATGGCCACTGTTGATGCTGCAACTGGCGAAATAACATTAGAACCAGTGACTAGAACAGTACATGCTGATGTGCAGGGGGAAAAGTTAAAATCTCTTTTAAACTCATTGAAAAAATAAAATGGACGATTCATATATAATATCTTTTATCAATGGTAGTTCAGGTAGATTTATAAAATTCATCCTTTACTCATTATTAACTGATTACAAAGAAGAAATCAGGATGAACAAAGAAAATTCTGCTCATTTGGAAAACTTTTATACAGGTGGAATTGAAGCACACAAACTTGATAAAAGTAATGACCATGATACCGGAAAAGTTATAGGAGAATCTATATTTAGTTTGCTAGAATTTGACAGTGATGTGCCTAAAGGAACTCCTAAAATATTTCAAACCCATCAATATCCCCAATTTGATATAATACAGAAACGATTACCTAACACCAAACTAATTATGATTACGATTGACGAAGATGATTGGCTTGAAGTTGTTGGGAATACTGTTTATAAAAACGGTATTTCAATTTTAACCCGAAATAATAACTTGGAATATTTATCCGAACATGAACTTAATTATCTGCCATGGTTAAAAAATGTTTATATGAAAGTCTTGGGGGTAGATTTAGATTTACCCTTCAAATTTGATATTAAAGAAACAGAAAAAATAGTACACTATATTCATAGTTTATGGAAACAGTATAAACTTGATAATATAACAAAATCCAGTTTTGTGAACCAAATTGAAAATTTTGAAAAATATCCAAATTTAACCATAATCGAATATAAAGAGTTGTTTAAAAAAACTTCTAATGGAAGTTATGTTGCACTAGAAAAGTTAGAAAAATTGTCTAATACAGTAGCCAATACACAAACATTTAAAAATTATGAAAAATACGTGATTGGAAGAAATAGATTTATTCAAGAATCTATGCCTTGGTTATTAAAAGAAAAGTCCAATAACTGATAAATACAAGTAGGATAATTATATGCAAAAACAAACCCGCTCCCTCTTGCAGGAATTAGAAGCACTTGGAAATAACCGTGATACTAGTCACATTATTGAGAGTAGAGCCCATAATATCATAACCAGTGCTATTAATTTACTAGAGTTAATTAATAAGCATTACCCTGAAGAACAGGCGCAGATATTAGAGCGAAAGCTATTAAGTGCGATTAAGAGCAAAGACCAGCAGAGATTTTCCAAATCATTAAGGAAAAAACCGTGAAATTAAACGAATTAAAGCAACCATTGAAAGAAGCGATAGACTGGTCTCCGTTGGTCGGACATATGGGTCAAAGCTACATTGGGGACAAACCTGAAGGACAAGATAGAGAAGGTCAGATGGCCAAGAATATATTTGCACGTAATTTCATGCAAAAGGCTATTGGTGGGTTAGATGCTGCAATTAATAGCGGATTAGTTGATCCTAATGCAGTAGGAGGCGGGGCACAACCTCAGACTACACAACCTCAGACTACACAACCACAAACGCCTGCACAGATACGTCAACAAAAACAAGCAGCAGCGGCAAAAACAGCACAAGCAGGGATGACTCCCAAAGCGCCTGCAGCACCCACTGCTGCACCACAAACTCCTGCTCAAGTACGTCAACAAAAACAAGCAGCAGCGACAAAAACAGCACAAGCAGGGATGACTCCCAAAGCGCCTGTTGCAAAACCACAAACGCCTGCTCAAGTACGTCAACAAAAGCAAGCAACAGCAGCACAAACTGCACAAGCAGGAATGACAGCTAAACCAGCAGCAGATCCAAATGCACAGGGCGGTAAAAACGACCAAGATAAAACAGATGCTAGACTTGCTGCTTCTGGCATGTCCCCTGAAGAAATTGCAAAAGATAGAGCCAAAAGAGAAGCAAGAGTTGCAGCACGATCTACTCAAAGTGCCACAACACCCAAACCAACATCTAAACCAGCAATTGATCCAGCATTGAATCCACTGCATAATCCAAGATTGAATCCAATTGCTAATCCAACATTAAATCCAACTGCCAATCCAAGATTGAATCCAATCGCTAATCCAACATTAAATCCAACTGCCAATCCAAGATTGAATCCAATTGCTAATCCAACTGCCACATCATCGCCGACAACACCTGCAGAGCCAAAATTTAAAGGTCCTAAAATAAAAGGATTACAAGTTCGTAATATGGGAGAAGGTAAAAAATTTAATAGATTGAACAGATTATTTGAAAGTATTATCAATATTGATGAGGATTCGGGTAAACAATCAATAAGTGAATATATTCAAAACGTATTTATGGAATTCATGAAGGGTGTGCCCATGAGTAATCCTACTACAGTATCGCAGCTTAAAGCATTGGCAGATCAAGTTCAAGCTACTTATGCAAAAGATAAGGGTAAGGCTGCTCTTACAAAATTAGCTGATTTGGGTTGGGCAGTTTCACGTAGTCCAGAAGCTATGGCTAAAAAGGGTGAAGCAGGTGACGCGGGCCAGCAAGGACAACAAACGCAGCAAGGACAACAAACCCAACAAGGTCAACAAACTCAACAAACTCAACAAACTCAACAAACTCAACCAGTTAATCCAGTCGCAGATAAACAATCTAAAATTGGGGTAGGACAAATAAACAAGATTATTCCATCATTACGTAAACGTGATTTGTTGAGTGTTAAGAAAAATATTGATAATGAAGTGACTAAACGCGGTGGGGCAAAAGCACCGGAAGCACCTACAGCAGCACCTACAGCAGCACCTACAGCAACACCTACAGCAACACCTACAGCAGCACCTACAGCAACACCTACAGCAGCACCTACAGCAGCACCTACAGCTAAAGACAACGTAGTTAAAATGCCCAAGGGTAGAGTCAGGGCAGCTAGAGAAGGTGGAGTTACCCCTGAGGAACAAGCAAAGTTTGATGAAAAAGTTAAACAAGCAATGGCCAATCAAAAAGGATAAGCCAAAACCGTGTTTTTTTTAGTTCTGGCATAAATATATGTATGAGGCAGTAGGCTTCAACTTATTTAAAGGCATTTCAAAATGGCACAATTTACAAAAACAAACGGTGACTTTCTACCGGTAATCAACTATGATTCATTCTCATACACCAACAGTGGTGCAAACGCAGTTAGTTCTGCTGCTACAGTACAACCTCAAGGTCCTAAACTAGACTTCTTCACAGTTACAGCAGCTAGTTCAGGTGCTTTCACTGGTACACAAGTTAGCTTGATCATCCAAGCTACACAACAATTAGCTACAGTTTACTTGTATGAGTTTACAACTGCAGGTCCTGATACATTGGCAATGGCTGTGTATCCAGTTGGCGCTTGGACAACTACTACATTGAACGCAGCTATCATTGCTGGTTTGACAGCGGGCGGCGCAGCTAACACAACTGTTACTACAGCTACAGCTACATTCACAGGTTAATCAATATCTGTATAAAGAAACCCTAGATTTTCTAGGGTTTTTTTACCTCTGTTAAATAGTAGTATGAGTTACATTATCTCTTGCTATACCCTATTTGATATTACGCAAACTAATGTACCAAACCGCCATCGTCCGGATATGGACAAAGAATGGCATCATAAACGCAATACACAAAGTAATTTTGACACGGTTCAACAAGCAATCTCATTACGTAGTCAGCCTGAAGTTGTTCGTATCCCTGAACAGATAGAAATAAGATTTGACGAATTCACTGAGTTTGGATTTTTGTTTGAACAACAAGATACAGAGATTTATCCATGCTGGAACTTTGATTTTGCGGTGCAGCATCCTAGTGTATTTTATGATGGGGTAACTGAATTGGGAGCATTATATAGAGATTGCGACCAAGTGCCAATGATTAAATGTCATACCGAATGGGACCAGCTACCTACATTCTTAGATACCAGTGATGAGTTAAGAAACATATATTTTAAAGTGTTAAACAATGATAAGTGATAAACTACTACATAAATTTACAAAAACTATATCCAATCAAGAGATGGAAAAGTTAAGTGAATTATCAATATTACAAGGACCAGATGGTTCTTATTTTCTATTCAACAAATATTCAATTAAAAAGAATAACGATTGTTATATAGTAGAAAAGGATACTATTGCAGGAATTAAAACCTTCAATGTATTAAAAAACGCAGTATCTTGGTGTACCTACGAAAAACAAAATCTTATTTATGAATCTAATAGAATTCTTGATTTGGATAACAGATTAGCTAGTGTAGATAGTGAGATACAAGTACATCAAAAATTGGTAAAAAAGGCTAAAAACTTAGAAGAAAAACTAATTTACTTAGCTAAATTGGGTGAAGAAAAGATGGAACGCAAGCAGATAGCCGACGAATTAGCAGGTTATGTGAATAGTTCCAGAATTTGGCAAGACAAACGATTTAACAAATCCGCATAATACAGAAAGAAAAGATAAATATATTATATACTTCTTTGGAATATAACTATGAAATTAACAGAATTAAATCACAATCGCCGCTCTTTCTCTACTAAAGTATTGAAAGAACAGTATGAGACCTCATTTAACGTAGATGGTATGTCTATGTCATCTACACGTACTATGCTTCAAAAAGTACGTGGTTTATTGAGTGAGTCAAAGCAATCTCCTGACTATCACAATAGTCAATCATCAAATTCTTACATGAAGTTGGTGTTCATGGAGCAAGCACTTAGCGACCACTACAACGAACTACGTTCACTTCCACAGCCAAGAATCATGGTTGAGAATGAAGAAGTTGAGAAGTCACAAGTTGTATTAGCAGCGCAAGACATGGTAGACCAAGTACAGAAGATGCTTGAAGATGTAGGTCAGATGCAAGTTAAAGAATTACCTGCATTAGTATCAAGCATTGAATCTGAAATTGGTGTTAACGAAAGTCAAGCATACAATGATGCAGTCTCTGCTCAGTTAGATACATTATCTGCTGCACTAAAAGAATCTACTGCTGCATTGAAGAATGCGTTGAACGGTGTAACTGGTCAAGCAGTTGATGCTGCATTTGACGCCGGCGCTGATGTTGGTGCTGAAGCAGGCATGGACGCAGGATTAGATGCTGGTATGGCAGCAGGCGAAGAAGAAGCTGACATGGATATGGGTGAAATACCTCCTCCTACAGAAGAACCAGAAATGCCCCCATCAGGTGGTGTTGGTAGAGCAAAGAGATAATATGTTCCTCTTTGAACTTGATGGTACCGATCCGTTAAGTACTAAACTTATTGTTCTTGTTAATCAGCTTAAAGCGGATGTGGAGAATGGTGTAGTAGATCCTAGTAGTTATACAACGGACGAATTTTTAACTTATCTACAAGATAAAGGTGATATCGTTTTAGATGTCACCGACTTGTATGATATGATAAAGAATCCGCCGTTAAATACTGTTATTAAAAACATCCAAGGTGATCAAGTTATCTTCAAGGGACATGATGATACACAAGCACCACCGGATGAAACACAAAGTCAACAAGTTGTACAACAAATGGCACAAAGTGCTATGCCAACACAATGATAACAGTTACGGATAAAGCAACAAATAAAGTAAAACAAACTCTTGCAAAAAGAGGTAGAGGATTGGGAATCAGAATAGGTGTAAAAACAACGGGCTGTTCTGGTCTAGCCTATGTACTTGAATACGTTGATAACCCAATGGCAGAAGATTTAAAGATTGATTGTGATGGCTGTTCATTATATGTTGATCCAAAGAGTAGTGCTTATCTTCAAGGTATGACGATAGATTATGTTCGCAATGGGCTTAATGAAGGTTTTGAATTTTTAAACCCGAACGTTCGTGATAAATGCGGCTGCGGAGAAAGTTTCCGAATCTAATTGACATTAGTATTATAATCAACTATAATTGACTATAATGTACAATCCAAACAAATACAAATACGAACCAATTAAACGCACTGACACACCAGAGGGTCGCAGATATGCTACACCAGATGGTGAAAAATTACCAAGCGTCACAACAATACTAGATGCAACTAAGTCAGAAGAAAGCAAAAAAGCATTAAACGAGTGGCGTAAACGAATGGGTGCTCAAAAAGCACAAGCAATTACCACAGAAGCTGCAAGTCGTGGAACAAGAATGCATAAGTTTATTGAGGACTATATTAAGACAGGTATAATCACAGAATCTGGAAGCAATCCCTACAGTATACAAAGTCACAAAATGGCAAAGAGTATCATTGAGCAGGGATTAGTAAAATGCAATGAATACTGGGGAACAGAAGTTCCCTTATACTTCCCTAAGATTTATGCAGGTACTACTGACTTATGCGGAGTGCATGATGGTAGTGATGCAATAATGGATCACAAACAATCCAACAAATTAAAAAAGCGTGAATGGATTGATGATTACTTTGTTCAATTAGCTGCGTATGCTAATGCTCACAATGAAGTCCATGGAACAAAAATACGCAAAGGTGTAATTTTTATGTGTACACAAGACAATATTTACCAAGAATTTATCATTGAGGGTACTGAATTTGACAAGTATTCTGACATGTGGTTCAAGCGGGTAGAGCAGTTTTACATGAAATACCTATAGCGATTAAGTCGTTATTATGATAAATAAGTGTAAACGTGAAGAATTACACTTATGGCCATAGTACAAATCTCAAAGATCCAACAAAGAGCAGGTAATCTAGTTGACTTACCACAATTAGATAATGCAGAATTTGGCTGGGCAACCGATACCAATCGTCTTTTCATTGGTAGAACCGGTAATGCATATACAGATGAAAATATTGAAGTATTAACTTCATATTCTGATATTAGTTTTAGTCAAATTAATGGCAGCGACGGTGGTAACTTTAATATCACTACTCCGTTAAACGGACAAATTTTAACCTATGTTTCTAGTACAGATACATGGGAAAATTACAAAGGAAATACTAGTCAATTAGGCGGAACCAAACTTCAATTGGGAGATGTTTCGAACATCTCTATGTTGGGCGGCGCCATTGCTTATGTACTAGAAACAGACGGGCAAGGTAATTTATCTTGGACACCTAAGGGCACACTGTATACCAATATTAAAGCATTGTCTAGTGCTAACCCTGTCGTTATGACTGTGGCTAATACAACACCATATGTGAATGGTGCTTCAGTTACTATATCAGGGGTAGCTGGAACAAATGCTAACACAATTGTCAATGGACAATCTTTTTATATAACACTTGCTAACGATTATCCTACTTCAGGTAATGTTAGATTGTATACCGATGTAGGTAGAACAGTTGGTGCAAACGGTACTACAATGACTGCAACTGCAAACACAGGTGTTGCTACTACAGTTATTGCAGGTGGAGGTTCAAGTAGTGTTATTGCAGGTGGGGCAAATACTGCGGTACAGTTTAACGATCAAAACATTACTAATGGCGTTGCATCTTTCACGTTTGACAAAAGCACAACTACATTAACTGTTTCTTCTGGTAATATCATTGCTGCTAATGTTAATGCATCTTCCGCTGTCACTAGTCCTATATTAGTTTCAAACATTGCTATAGGTACTGCACCACTAACAGTTACAAGTACCACCCGTGTATCAAACTTAAATGTTGCATATGCCAATGTAAGTGATTATGCGGTAACAGCATTGCAAACCACTGGTACTTGGTATCCATTGTTTGTTAACGCAACTTCAGGAAATTTAGCACAAGGTGCAAATGCTAACTTATCATTCAATGCTGCAACCGGTGCATTAAGTGCTACGTTACTAACAGGAACATTAACAACTGCCGCACAACCAAACATTACAAGTACAGGTACACTAACTAGTTTAACTGTTACTGGAAATATTACAGGCGGCAACTTAGTTGGGCCTCATGCAAATGGCAATAGCAACATTGCTATAACACAAAATGCAAACATTACATTTACTGCTAAGAGTAATAGTACAATGGTCATCAGTGATACCGGTGCAAATATTACTGGTACAGCAAATGTAAGTGGAAATGCTAATGTGGGCAATTTGGGTACTGCAACTGCTATTATTACAACAGGTAACATCACAACTATAAACAGTGGTTTATTAAAAAATGGAAATAGCAATGTTACTATAACAGCAAATGCAAACATAACATTTACTGCAAATAGTAATAGTACAATGGTAATTAGTGGCACAGGTGCTAATATTACCGGTACCGCAAATATTTCTGGTAATGCTAACGTTGGTAACTTTGGTACTGCTGGACAAATTATATCTTCAATTGCAAACGGTACAGCACCGCTTACAGTTACTAGTACAACCCGTGTTGCTAACTTAAATGTTGACCAAGCAAACATTGCAAATTATGCTAATGTAGTTACACAGACCGCAGGAACATTCTATCCTACTATGGTTAATGCTAACACGACTGCTAATTATCAATTGGGTAGTAATGTTAATTTATCATTTACAGTGGCAACGGGTACATTGAGTGCTACATTATTCTCTGGCAATGGTAGTTCATTGACTGCATTGGCTGGAGGAAATGTTACCGGTACTGTTGCTAATGCAACATATGCCGTAAGTGCTGGTAGTGCTACTACAGCAGGAACAGTAACAACAACTGCACAATCAAACATAACTAGTGTTGGTACTTTAACTAGTTTAGGAGTTAGTGGAACAATAACGGCAACTAATATAACCGCTAACACAGGTGTTATAACTGGAACGTTAGCAACAGCAGCACAGCCAAACATCACTAGTGTAAGTACATCATTCACTAACCTTACCTTTGCCAATGCACAAACAATCAGCGGCAATAATATGACACTTACTACTGGTGCAAATACGCTTCTTGGAACCATTACAGGCAACTGGTCATTAAGTGCCGGTAGTAAATTACAAGCAACATACGCTGACTTGGCAGAATACTATGAATCAGATAAATCATACGAACCAGGCACTGTACTAGAGTTTGGCGGCGATAAAGAAGTTACACTAGCACAAGCCATGACACCAAGAGTAGCAGGCGTAGTGTCAACTAATCCTGCTTATGTAATGAATTCAACTTGTAAAGGCAAACATATTGTAGCAATTGCTCTACAAGGGCGTGTACCATGTAAAGTACGTGGAACTATTCGTAAAGGTGACTTGTTAATAAGTGATGTTGGCGGATTAGCTAGACCTTCAACAATTCCATTAATGGGAACAGTAATAGGTAAATCACTAGATAACTTTGAAGGTGAAGGCATTATTGAAGTAGC